GGTGATCGGTGTGGGCACCTCATATTTGAGCACCGAGTTGGCGGTCGGGGTGAGCTCCTTGCGCCGGCCGCAGATGATCGGGTACACCTCGATCTGCTGCGACGATGCCCACGCCGTGGTTTCGGCGATGCCCCGCCGGATGACCACGTATCCGGTGGTGCCGCGGGAGAGCGTGGTGCGGATGGTGTCGGAGCCGACGGTCTGTTTCTTCAGCCGCAGCATGGTGCCGCTGTAGTCGTCGCGGCCGATGTTCTTGGTGTTGAAGGTGGACGCGAGCGACGTCGTGTCGACCTCAGCGGTGGTGGCCTCGAAGCCCACCAGCCCGTCGGCCGTGAGCGTCGACTGCAGGAGGATGCCGGCGTTCAGCTCGGTCGTCGTGGGGGCGTTCTGGTTGCTGATCGTCGGCACGTAGGCGACGCGGACCTGGCCGTCAGCAAAGACGTCGGCCATCAGTTCTCCTCGATGTCAGTGCTGCCGGTGAACGAAGAAGTCCCCGAGGACTCCTCGGGGACTTCAGGAACTTCAGCTGCTTGTTCTTCTTCTGGTTCTGGGTCGTGCAGCAGGTCCGGTTCTGGTGGCGGACCGTCGGCGGGTTCCCATCCCTGCGCACGCCAGTAGGGAAGGTCGGGCAGGTCGGCGATGCCTTCGTGGTCTTTGTGCTTCATCCACATCGCGGTCAGCCCAGCGGGAGCAGGACGTAGGTCACCGACGTGGTGAAGGAGTGGGTGACGGTCAGCGTGCCGACGTTGGGGTCGATCAGCTTCGGCGAGAGATACATGATCTCGGAGGTGCCGTTGGCGACTGCGTTCGTGTACGCCGCTGCCGCGGTGCCGGCCGGGGTGAGTCCCGCGTCGCCGACGGTGACCGTGTCGGATGAGCCGCCACCGTTGATGATGACCAGCCAGGCGCCGTTCACGCCGAGCTGGGTCTGGGAGATGGTGTCCGAGGCCGACACGGCGGCCGGTGACCAGGCGACCCCGGATCGGGTCGGTGTGGTCGACGCGAGTGCCCCCACGGGCACCTCCTTTAGCTGGTTGCGCGCAATCTGTAGGTGGTGACGGCGTCCATGACGAGCACGCCGGTGGTTTCGTCTCGTTCGGGTGGCTGCGAGTCCTCGAGCCGGATCAGCCCGCAGTTGAGGCCGGGGATCGACGGCTGCTGGTCGAGCAGTTGGGTGCGGGTGCGCTGCGCGACGGCCCGCGCTGCGGAGGCGTCGGTGCCGCCCGCCACGTTGTGGACGATCCAGCGCACGATCCACACCCGGGAGCGTCCGTCGGCGTTCAGGTCCACATCGCCTTCGCTCGGCCGGTTGAGCGAGGTGTAGACGAGCCGGTACGGTTTGCTCGCCCCGACCGGGACGGTGCCGTCGTAGGTGGGGCAGACCGCGTTGTATGCGGCGTCGGCGCGCAGCAGTGTGAGGCCGGCGTTGACGAGCGCCTGGTCGAGCCCGTCGGTCATCCCGACGCCGGCGCTTCCGTGCGCACCGCCCGGCCTTCGAGGAGGTCGATGCCGAGGTCTTCGAGCGCGTCAGCGAACCGCGGTTCTTCAGCCGTGAGCGCGGGATCCAAGGCCGGCCGGGGCGCGTTGTTGACCGACCCGTATTCGAGCAGGTTGCCGAGCGCCCCTTGCCGTTTCGCCTTGTCCGGTCCGACCTCACCGAACGCTGCGGTACCGGAGACGTCGGTCTCGTAGGTGACCGCCCGAGGCAGCGACGGCGCGTGGGCAAGCCCGGACCAGGCCTCGCGGGCAGCCTTCTTAATGTTCAGCAGACCCTTCGCGACGACCTGGCGGGCCTCGGCGACAGCTTCGGCGTCGGCCTTCTCCAGGATCTCGATGAGCTCGTCAGCACCCGTGATGTGTGCGCCCATCAGTCCACTTCCTCGAGGGACAACCGCCGGGCAGTGGCGTGGGTCTTTCGCAGCACGCCCTTGACCCAGTACTTCCGGCCGACGAGATCGGGATCGTTCACCGAGGCGGTGCACGTGACCACGTCCTCGTTGTCGATGCCTGTCGCGGTCATCGGCAGCTGCAGGATGGTCTGCTGGATGAAGACCTGTTCCTGGCCGACGTCTGCCGGTGAAGCACTTGGCGCGGCGACCTGGAACCGGCACTGCCCGCTGTAGAGGCTCGAGTAGGTGGGTGTGGCAACGCCGGTGTCCTGGTCGGTGCTCGATCCGGTGCGCCGCTGGATGGTGCACATGTCGACCATGCCGGCGAGGGCGGCGATCCGGCCGCGGGCCATCACGGTTTCCCGGGTCATCGCCCACCTCCTATGGTCGGCTGGTGATCCCGGTGTACGGCCGGTGGACGGTGCCGGAGTTGGGCCGGTTGACGATCCTGCCCAGCACGGTGAGCGTGTCGGTGCCGGCTCCGCCGTCGGCGGGCCCTACCGTCACGACTGCGCCCAGCACCTCGGACTGGGATGCCGTGTCGGAGAGGGTGAGTAGCCGGGTCATCGTGGCTGCATCGGTAGCCGATGCGCCGTCGGCGAGTACTACCTGGAAGATGCCGAGGTTGTCGAAGACCGTCACGCCGGGCACGGGTTCGGTGCCGAAGTAGCCGGCTTGCAGCTGGACGTTGACGCTGGCCCACGAGCGTCCGGCCACTTTGGTGCGGCGGGTCGTCCAGGTGATGCCCTCGGGTGCGGTCTCCCAGATGACGTTGGTGCCGTCGTGGCGGATTCGCAGCCACCGGTGAGAGGTCGAGTTGTAGCTGACATTGGTGGAGGATGGGCTGCCGCTGACCGTTTCGGTCATGGTGAGTGCGCCGCCCTCGACGTACATCTGGACCGAGTCTGAGCCGCCGGAGTCGAAGAGACTGACGAAGCTGCCGATCGAACCGTTCCCGAGGGGTGCGGATACCAGTTCAACGTGGATGGTCGAGGAGGTGAGATCCCAGCTGGCGGCCGAGTCGACCTTGTTGCCGTAGGTGGGTGCAGGGACGAGCTGCAGCTGCCCGCCGGAAACGCCTGCGGCGCCTTGGTAGGTCCATTTGGCGGCGTCGGCGGTGGTGAAGTTGTCGCTGAATGTGGAGAGCTTGGGCATCAGGCGAACGTCAACAGGGCCGCAGCGCTCCAGGTTTGACCGCTGGTCTTGGTTCCTTGGGCGATACCGGCCTTGTGGTTGAACAGTGGCGCGCTGACCGTGTTACCCGACGCGGTGCCGAAGTCGATGCCGAACTCGTTCCACGCGAAGTTGCCGTCGTTGATTCCGAACGTCGCCGAGAGGGACAGGGTCCGCGTGCCGAGCGTCCCCGCGCTGGAGACAAGCTGGAACCAGCGGTTCGCGGAGCCGGCAGCCGCTGCCAGGTCCGTGTCGGTGTAGGCCTCGGCGGTGTTGGAGTTCCCGACCCCGATCCGGGCGTGGGTAGCGTCGAGCGCCTGGGTTGCGCCCTGGTTGGTGAGCAGGTTCATCAGCCGTGTCCATCCGGCGTTCGTGATGAGGTTCCCTGCGACTTCGGTGGTTTCGTAGGGGGCCATACCGGCGCACAGGAAGTCACGCACCGCAGGCTGCCGGCCGAGCAGTTGGGTGAGCCGCCGGGTTTGTTCCTCGTCCCACCGGTCGACCCGCCACAGTGTGGTGCCGGTCGAAGCCTCTTGCACGGTGGTTCCTCTCAGCCGATACGGACGAGACCGCCACGGCGGCCGTACTGGCGGCGGATTGCTGCGGCGAGATGGCTCGCGCTCGCGGCCGCGGCGGACATGGCGGCGGCGGTCTGCGCGAACGAGACGCTGTAGTCGTCGATCGATTCCGACGCCGCTCCGGAAGGATTCGAATACACCGTGGATGCGAGGGAGATGACCGCACCCCGGGCGAGTTGCAGCTCTTGCGAGCCGGCCGGGTAGCCGTGGGTGTAGACGACCTGAATGGTTCCCGGTTCAGGTCCCAGCCATGAGTCACCGAAGGAGGGCCGCCAGTCGTAGTCGCCGTACCATCCGATGTTCGACTGCCATCCGGACCTGGACCACAGGCGGTTCCCGAAGACCTTATAGTCCGTGTTCAGGGTCAGGGTAATGCCGTCCCGTATCACTGAAGTGACGGCGGTGACGGGTATTTGTGGAAGGTCCAGCCACGAATCGGAGGTGCCGAGAATGGAAATCGAGTCGTCGGCGACTTCGATGATTCTTTGACCGCCGGCCATCTGCTGAACCTCAGCTGTACCCAATTCGATCAGTAGGGTTGCGGTGGCCGTGTCGACGTCCTGTTGGAGGGCTGAGGCGAGGTCTTCAGGTGTAGCGAGTTGGTCGTTCGATCCGCCAGCCGGAACGGGCATAGGTCCCCCCGCCTCAGTTTCGGTTGGTAAGCGCTAGGCGAACGCGAACCATGGCTGCTTTGTATCGGCCACGAGGGTGGGCAGGTTTGACGGCAGCGCCGTCAGCCCGCTGCCGGCGGTCGCGAACCTGAGGACTTGGCCGCCGAGGTTGTCGTTGGCGAGCCCCGAACTCGCGGTGCCCCGGATGTTTGGCCCCGTCGTCCCATTCGTCAGGATGGCGACGAAGATTGCGGCTCCCATGTTCTGGCGAGGTGTAGCCGCGGTGAGGCTGATCGACTTGAGTCCGGTGCCGCCGAACGCGGCGGTCTGATCGGCCGATGTGCCGACCAGCGCCCCGGTGTCGTCGTAGATTCCTATGAAGTTCTGCCCTGCGGTCAGGGAGGATCCTGCGGTGCTGATCAGCATCCGGACCTGTGTGATCGCCGCCGCGAGCGACATGTCGATTCGAGCGACGAACAGCGATCCCGTTGTGAACGCGCCGACTGCCGTGCTCGCGAAGCAGGGATCGAAGTTGGCGGCGAAATAGCCGTTCGAGCGGGGACCGGTGTAGCGGCTCGGCAGAATGTTGGCTGCGGGAATGCCAGTTGACTGGCCGAGCGTGCCCGCCAGGTTGTTGCCCGACCATTCTTTGAAGACAGCGGTCGTGTCTACACGTGCGCCATAGTCGGTCGCGCCAGTGAAGTCGTTGTTGCGGACGACCATTGTTGCGGCGTCGCCGCTGGCCTGGTAGAACGCGTAGCGCATGTTTCCGGCCCCGTCGGAGACGATATTGCCCTCGACGAGCAGGCCGGTCGTGGATGCGCCAGTGACCTGGATCCCGAACTCGGTGGAGCCGCCGTTGGCTGTAGCCGGGTTGATGATCCGGTTGTCGCGGACCTGCACATCGTCGGACGTGTCGACGGAGATGCCCTGGTCGGTGCACGTTTCAATGCGGTTGCCCGCGATCTGGATCTGGGAGCAGCCGATCATGTTGACGCCCTTGCGGACGTTGTAGACCGAGTTGTTCGCGAAGATCGCGCCGATGGTGCTGTTGGCCTGCAGACCGTCGCCGGACCCGTTGGTCGACAGGGTATTCCCGACGATGGTGATGCGCCGGATTCGGGGGGAGCCACCGACCGGGTTGGTGAGCAGCACCGCGTGGGAGTGGACGTTGGTGATGACGTTGCCGGTGACGGTGGCCTGCACGATGTCCGGGAACGATGTGGTGCCGATCTGGAATTTCATGCCGAGCACCTGGCAGTCGCGGATCACGTTGTTCGCGACGACCGTGTCGGCGTAGGTCTCCAGGTAAAGGCCGTGCTGCCCGACGATGTTGTGGATGTAGTTCCCGATGATCCGCACCCGCTGGCACTGCCCGGTGACGACACCCTGCGCGTATTGGGAGATTTCGTTGCCGGTGATGGCGACGTTGTCGTTGAAGTCGTACAGGCCGATCCCGGCGCCGAAGTTGGAGTTACCGTCGGCGACGATCGGCGGGGAGCCGGGCCCGGTGATGGTGTTGCCGCGCACCGTCACGTTGGACACGTTGTTGTTGACGATGATCCCGGCGCCGGCGAACCCGGTAAAGGTGCAGCCTTCGACGAGGACGTTGCTGGTGGTGCCGCGCAGGTCGACGGCGGCGGCGGCGTAGACGCCGGAGTTGTTGGCCCAGTCGGAGGCGACGCCGGTGGCGCGGACATTGCGGATGGTGACGTTGGTGGCGTCGGTGACGCGGATCAGGTTGGTGAGGGTGGCGGTTTGGCGGAGGGTGCCGCGGCTGCCGTCGAGGGTGACGCCGGTGCCGACATCAAGGCGAGCGGTGATTTTGTGGCCACCACGCAGCACGACGACGGCGCCCCCCGCGATGCTGGCGGCCGCGGTTAGTGCGGCCTGGATGGCCGCCGTATCGTCGGTGCCACTGGTGCCGTTGTCATCGCCGACCGCGCCGAACGTCCGCACATCGAGGTTGATGGCGGCGAACTCGTCGTCGCGCTGCTTTCGGTCGGACAGCAACGCCGTAATGGGACCGCCGTTCACCGAACAGTAGATCAGCTCGGATCCGTTTGCCGGATATTGCAGGCGCGGAATCCCTGACGTGCTGTCTACCGATGTGATCCGAGCGTTGTCGACAACGGGCAGCGTGGCGCCCGCCTCGGTGAGGACGTCGGCGGGCGTGGTCCCGTTCGCGTCGGCGAACAATTGCACGGGCATTCCGTTGGCGTGCAGCAGTCCGGCGGTCGTATAGACGGTTCGGTACGCCTCGTCGGGTCCGGTGCGCCGAACCATTTACGCCTCCACTAGTTGAGTGCGAACCACCACTCGTACACGACGGACGCCTGGGCCCCGAAGGGATCTGGCGCGGTAGTGGTACGACCCGTATCGGCCGATGCCGCCTCGAACCCGCTACCGAGCCCGATGTTCGAAAGGCTTGCATTCAGGGTTCCGGACCTGACGATCGTGGGCCCGGTGGTGCCGTTGAACCACGCGCCTATGTAGTAGTCCCCAGCGGTGAGCGCGAAGGGTCCGCCGGCCAGCTGCATCGTCTTGGCGCCCGAAGTGGCCCACGCGGCGGCCTGGTCGACGCTGGTCGCGACCAGCGTCGCGTCCGACCTGTATAGGGCTACGAAACATTGGCCGGCCGTGAGGGAGCTGCCGCCAGCCGTGACGTAGGTGACAATATTCGTCACGCTGGCCGCCGGGACCCGCCTTAGCCGACGGAGCATCAGCAGGCCGGCCGTTGGCATCGCGGTACCTTGTACGAGCGTGTATGTGGGCTGCGTCCATGCGATATATCCGCGATCGGCTGGGATCTGTGGGACGCCTTGCGTCAACTGCTGGTAGCGCGCGTCGGATTGCGCCTGCGAATATCCGCTGATCCCCCCCGAACTGCCCATTTACTCGTACCTCACAGACCCACTGATGGCGCCGTTGACGATGTCGACGTAGATCCCCGCCGAGCAGGTGAGCGCCCCGTCGAGCGGGTAGAGCTCACGCGCGGTCTGGCTGGCGATGAGCGCGACCTCTTCGAGGATGTTCCCGGTGGCGGAGGTGCCGTCGAAGATGCGCAGCAGCGCCGACGCCGATCCGGAGGTTTCGCGCACCGAGAACCCGCGGTAGTGCAGCACCGGTGAGGCGGTGGCGATGAGCTGGTCGGAGCCGGTCAGGTTGACGATCGGCACGCGTCCTCCTTCGAGGTGGGCCGGCGGGACGGGGGATGGGCCCGTCCCGCCGACGTCTGAATCAGGTGAGGACGACGTACGGAACGAACTGCTTGACCGTCGGCGAGGCCAGGGTGGCGGTCGCCGTGGTGGTCAGGCCCGAACCGGAGGAGACCGACAGGTTGGCCTCGCCAGTCACGATGGGCGCGCAGGCGATGGAGCCGAGCAGCGTCGGCGGCGTGGTGGCGGTGACGTTGATGGCCACCCAGTAGTAGCCGGTCGTGCCGATCGTCTGCGCACTGGACAGGGCGAGCGTCTTGGTGGTGTTGGCCGCCCACGCCGTCGACGTCTGGTCGGCGGTCTGCGCGAGGAGCGCCGGCGTGCCTGCGTTGGAGTACAGCGCGAACCACCAGGCCGTCGGCGTGCCGGCCGCGGTCGCGCCGGACCGGAACGAGATGTTGGTGATGACGTCCCCGGCGATCAGCTTGATCCGGACGGCGGTCATGACGCCGGTTGCCAGTGCGACCTGGCCGGTGTCCGAAGCCGAGTCGTACAGGCCGATGCGGGGCTGGTTGTTCCGGAAGAACGTGTTCGGGCTCGACGGGTTGGCCGTGTCGATCCACGTGAGCGCGTCCCGGGTATTCGTGGTGAGACCACCGAGCAGCGTCACTGGTCTTCCTCCTTGGTGAAGTGCTCGACGAGCTCGTCCCGCGACATGGCGGCGGCTTCGTCCTTGCTGAATCCGTGCTCTTCGGCGAAGCGCCGCCACTCGTCGGCGGAGGCGTTCTTGCGCGGCAGGACCTCTTCGGTGCCGTCGTCGTCGACGTCCTTGACGACGGGGACCTCGTTGTCGGGACCGGCCGGGCTGCCGCCCTGGACGTCGAGGTCCTCGATGGCCGGCTGGTTCTCGGCCGGTGCCGCGCCGAGGGCGTCGTCGAAGTCGTCGATGATGTAGCCGGCCGACGTGAAGTAGGCCATCTCGGCGGCGTCGTCTGCGACCTTGGCCATGCCCTTGTCGAAGTGGATGTTGCCGACGTCGCCCGACCAGTCGGGAACCGGGGTGCGCACGAGCTTGGTCATGTCAGGCCACCTTCACCGATCGCAGGACTGCCGCGGAGCGGGTGTTCTTGAGCACGACCCCGAGCGGGCCGATCTCGAGCTCGCCGGACTTGACCGCGCCGGCGTGGCTCCAGTCGGGCATCCATGTCTGCACCAGCGGACGGCCGGTCATGGATACGCCGTGGAAGGCGTCCAGGCCGAGCGTCACCGCGTAGATGTCGGTGAGACCCGTGCCGGCGGCGGTGGGGATGATCGGGGTGGAGCCGTCGTAGCGGTCGCCGAGGTCGACGAGCACCCACGACCCGTAGGAGTCGATCTGCCGGCCGAGACTGTCCTTCTCCGACGTGTACATCGACGCCCACCGGGCGAGGGCCTTGACGCGGGCGATGCCACGGGTGTTGGACAGGATCGCCTTCGTGCCCGGCGGGATCGACGTCTGCGAACCCGCGTCGCCGCCACCGGTGTGCGAGGGAACGACGAGGCTGAGGAAGTCGTCGAGCTCGTCGAGGCGGAGGTTCGCGGCGACCTGGGTGTTGACGGCGGTCGGCGTCCAGTCGGCCGAACCTGCCAGATAGCCGGCGGTCTTCTCGGTCGTGGTACCGGTGAGCGCCTTGGACAGGCCGTCAAACCCGGTGGCGTCCACGGCCGTGTCGCCCAGGATCATCTCCTGCTGCAGCCGGATCGGCGCCGACGCGACGAGCTGCTGCAGCTG